TATTTGATGAACTGCACACCCAACCGAACAGAAAGCTTTTTGATGTTATGACCAAGGGTAGCGGCGATGCGAGAATGCAGCCGCTGTATTTTCTGATTACCACCGCCGGGGATAACCAAAACAGCATCTGCTGGGAGGTTCATCAAAAGGCGCTGGATATCATAGACGGCAGAAAGAACGACCCCACCTTCTACCCGGTGATTTACGGCGCGGCGCAGGAGGACGACTGGACAGACCCCAAGGTGTGGAAAAAGGCAAACCCCTCACTCGGAATCACGGTGGGCATGGATAAAGTCAAAGCAGCGTTTGAGTCGGCAAAGCAGAACCCAGCCGAGGAGAACAGCTTCCGGCAGCTCCGGCTGAACCAATGGGTTAAACAAGCCATTCGCTGGATGCCGATGGACAAATGGGATGCCTGCGCGTTCCCCGTGGATGAAAAGTCGCTCGAAGGGCGTGTCTGCTACGGAGGGCTTGACCTTTCGTCCTCCACCGACATCACGGCGTTTGTGCTGGTGTTCCCGCCCATTGATGAGGACGATAAATACAGCGTTCTGCCGTTTTTCTGGATACCGGAGGATACTATCGACCTGCGTGTGCGCAGAGACCATGTGAATTACGATGTCTGGAAAAAGCAGGGCTTTCTGCAAACCACCGAGGGCAATGTGGTGCATTACGGCTATATCGAGCAGTTCATCGAAACTCTCGGCGAGAAATACAACATCCGTGAAATTGCCTTCGACCGCTGGGGAGCTGTCCAAATGACGCAGAATCTCGAGGCGCTCGGCTTCTCGGTCGTGCCCTTTGGTCAAGGTTTCAAGGATATGTCCCCGCCGACAAAAGAACTGATGAAACTTACGCTGGAGGAGAAAATCGCCCACGGTGGCCACCCGGTGTTGCGCTGGATGATGGACAACATCTTCATCCGAACCGACCCTGCCGGCAATATCAAAGCAGATAAAGAGAAAAGTACCGAGAAAATCGACGGCGCAGTAGCAACAATTATGGCGCTTGACCGGGCGATTCGGTGCGGCAACGATACGGGCGAAAGCGTGTACAACACACGTGGACTGCTCGTTTTTTAATTGGAGGTAACTGCTTATGAACATCTTTAAAGGAATATTCAAAGCCCGCGACAAGCCAAAAAACTTAGGCGGCGGCACCAGCTTTCTATGGGGCGGCTCGTCCTCCGGCAAGGTTGTCAATGAAAAAACAGCCATGCAGATGACTGCGGTTTACTCCTGCGTTCGCATATTGTCCGAAGCAATCGCAGGCCTGCCGCTGTTTGTATATAAATACGGAGACGACGGCAGCAAGGACAAATATCTTGACCATCCGCTGTGGCGAGTGCTGCACGACGAACCGAACCCGGAGATGACATCGTTTGTGTTCCGGGAAACCATGATGAACCATCTGCTGCTGACGGGCAACGCCTACGCACAGATTATCCGAAATGCCCGTGGTGACGTCGTGGCACTGTATCCTCTCATGCCTAATCGGATGACCGTGGATCGGGATTCGCAGGGACGGCTGTATTACCGTTACCGAAAAAGCAGCGACGATGCACCGGAGGTCAGCAAGAACAAGCCGAGCGATGTTATCCTCGCGCCAAGCGAAGTGCTACACATTCTCGGTTTAGGCTTTGACGGGCTTGTTGGCTATTCGCCCATTGCAATGGCGAAAAATGCCGTGGGACTCGCCATGGCCGCCGAGGAATACGGTGCGAAATTCTTCGCCAACGGTGCGGCGCCAAGCGGTGTTCTCGAACACCCAGGCACATTAAAAGACCCGGAGCGCATCAGAGAAAGCTGGCAGTCCACCTTTGGCGGCAGCGCCAACAGTAACAAAATTGCCGTGCTGGAGGAAGGGCTGAAGTACACTCCTATCGCTATCTCACCCGAGCAGGCGCAATTTTTGGAGACACGGAAATTTCAGATAAATGAAATCGCCCGTATCTTCCGAGTACCGCCGCATATGCTGGCCGATTTGGAGAAATCATCGTTTTCCAACATAGAGCAGCAGTCGCTTGAGTTTGTGAAATACACGCTCGACCCGTGGGTTATCCGCTGGGAACAGGCGATGAACAAATCGCTCCTACTCGAAAGCGAAAAGCGCAATGTGTTCACCAAGTTTAATGTGGACGGACTGCTTCGCGGCGACTATCAGAGCCGCATGACGGGCTACGCTACGGCAAGACAAAACGGCTGGATGAGCGCCAATGATATCAGGCAGCTTGAAAACCTCGACCGGATACCGGAGGAGCTCGGCGGCGACCTTTACCTTATCAACGGCGCGATGACCAAATTGCAGGACGCAGGCGCGTTCGCAAATACAACTACAACAGAAATGGAGGAACCTTCAGATGGACAAAACAAATCGGGCGCAAAGCCCAGGCAAAGTCCCCGTCAAGGCGCGTGATAAAACGCATTTCTGGAACTGGGACAATGATGAGGAATCGGGTGTCCGCACCCTTTGCCTTGACGGTACCATTGCGGACGAGAGCTGGTGGGGAGATGAAATCACACCCCGAATGTTCAAGGATGAGTTGTTTTCCGGCAGCGGGGATATCGTCGTTTGGATCAATTCGCCCGGCGGGGACTGCGTGGCGGCATCACAAATTTACACCATGCTCATGGACTATACAGGCAATGTCACCGTAAAAATCGATGGTCTGGCGGCGAGTGCCGCTTCGGTCATCGCAATGGCGGGCACCGAGGTGCTTATGGCTCCCACGGCGCTGCTTATGATTCACAATCCGATGTCAATCGCTATCGGCGATACCGAGGAAATGCAGAAGGCCATTGCCATGCTGGATGAGGTCAAGGAAAGCATCATCAATGCCTATGAAATCAAGACCGGGCAGTCGAGAGCAAAAATTTCCCATCTCATGGATGGCGAAACCTGGATGAACGCGAACAAAGCTATCGAGCTGGGCTTTGTGGACGGCATCTTAGAAGACACTAAGCGCGCTCATACCGACGATGTGGTCTTTGCGTTCAGCCGCAGGGCGGTTACCAATTCGCTTATGAACAAGCTCATCTCGAAATCCGCTCCGAAGCCGGAGCAAAAGAAGCAGGAAGCGCCGACCGGCGTTTCAATCGAAGCGGCTATGCAGAAACTGCAGGCCCGTAAATACATTTAACGGAGGTATTTTACTATGAAAAAGGTACTTGAAATGCGTGAAAAACGCGCAAAGGCATGGGACGCGGCGAAAGCGTTCCTAGACACTCGCGCCAAGGATGGCATCCTATCTCCCGAAGACAACGCAACCTATGACAAGATGCTTTCGGATGTGGACTCAATGGCGCGTCAGATTGCACTTGAGGAAGACCGCGTGGCAAGAGACACCGCGATGGCGCAGCCGACCAGTTCACCCATCACGGCAAAACCCGCCGCACAGGACGGGAAGCCTGTACACTTCAGGGCGACCGCCGAATACCGTGAGGACTTTGTAAACGTCGTGCGCGGCAAGCGTCCCGTTCACAATGTCATGGAGGAAGGCACTCTTTCCACCGGCGGCTATCTTGTTCCCATTGAGTTTGACAGAAATCTTGTCCGGGCGCTTGAACGTGAGAACGTGATTCGTTCTCTGGCAAAGGTCATCACCACCGCCGCCCCGCACAGGATTAACATCGCACTCACCGATGTGTCCGCCGACTGGGTGGCGGAAAGCGGCGCCTTTACACCCAGTACCCCCACCTTCAACCAGCTTTCTCTCGACGCATACACCCTCCGTGCAGCGGCGCTTGTTTCGGAGGAACTGTTGCAGGATTCCATGTTCGACCTTGAAGCCTACCTCGTTGACAACTTCGCCCGCGCTTTTGCGGCGAAGGAGGAGCAGGCCTTCTGTATCGGCACCGGCAGCACCCAGCCTACGGGCATCTTCACCGCGAACGGCGGCGATGTCGGTGTGACAACGACGGCTGCCGGGTCAATCACAGCGGACGAACTCATCGAGCTGACCTATTCCCTCAAGGATGGCTATAAAAGGAGCGCTAAATTTGTTTTGAACAGCGCTACCCTCGCGGGTATCCGCAAGCTGAAGGATGGCAACGGTGCCTATATGTGGCAGCCGTCGCTGCAGGCAGATCAGCCCGACCGTCTGCTCGGCTTCCCGGTGTATGTTTCGCAGTATGCTCCAACCATTGCGGCAAACGCATACACCGTCGCTTTCGGTGACTTCCAGAACTACTGGATTGCTGACCGTAGCGGCAGAACCGTGCGTCGTGCGGATGAGCTGCACATCGCCAACCTGCAGACCGGATTCTATGCCTTCCAGCGTGTGGACGGAAAGACTGTACTGCCCGAAGGTATCAAGCTGCTCAGGCAGCACGCTTAAGGAGGGATGAACCATGAGTGACTATAACGCCAAGAACTACACCGAACAGGGCGGTGAGAAAACCGTTATCGGCGGTACACTTGAGATAAAACAGGGAGCCTCGGTAACGGGGCTTCCTGCTGCTGAAACTCAGGCGGATAGCGAAGCTACAACAGTAACCGGTCTGGTAACGGACTTCAATGCTCTGCTCTTCAAGCTGAAGGCAGCGGGCCTAATGCAAGACAATTCACAAAACTGAGCACGAGGAGGTGGGCGGGATGACGGACGGAGAACTGCTTCAAAAAGTCAAGACGCACCTCATTCTCCAGCATGATGAGGACGATGCCCTGCTCATCCGACTCATCGCTGCCGCCACGGGCTATGCAGAAGGCTACCAGCATCTGCACGCTGGGTACTACGCTGAGCATGACATGCCCCCCACAACCGAGCAAGCCGTGATCATGCTGTCGTCCCATTTCTATGAAAGCCGGGACGGCAGCACGGGCGGCTTTTTCGCCGACAATGTACAAGCCGGGCAGCAGGTCTGGAACACGGTAAACCTGCTGCTGCGGCTTGACCGGGATTGGAAGGTGTAAGCATGAGCTATGGGAAAATAAACTGCTTCATCGACATCATCTCTACCCAGCCCATCAAAGACAGCGAGGGTTTCGTGACCACAGGGGATGTGGTGCTGGCCAGCATCCGTGCCTACAAGGAAAACAAGCATGGCTCTGAGCGCTGGGCGAATAGGACAGCATTCAGCGAGGCGACTGTCCTCTTCCGCTTCCGGGTGATCCCCCGCGTAAGCATCGACACTACGCTCCGTATCGCTGACGCGGATGGCAGGTACAACATCCTGAGTGCTGAGGACGTGCGCGGGCGCGGCATGTACATCGAATGCCTATGTGAACGAATCGAAGGGAGTGTGGCGTGATGGCCAGGGCCGAAACCAAGATGCCGGAGGAATTCCTCCTGAAGCTATCCCGCCTGGGCGATAAAACAGACGATATCATCCCCAAAGTGTTGGAAGCGGGCGGTGCAATCGCGCTGGCGAAGGTCAAGGGCAATCTCTCTTCTGCCGTCGGGCGCGGGACTAAAGAGAAAAGCCGCGCCACAGGTGAGCTTCAGCGTTCACTTGGCTTATCGCCCGCAAAACAAAAACGGGATGGCTCTGGTTGGGACATCAAGGTCGGTTTTGCCGAACCCAGGAGCGATGGCGGCAGCAACGCCAAGATTGCCAACATCCTGGAGTACGGGAAGCACGGGCAGCCGGCAAGGCCCTTTCTGAAGCCCGCTCGAACGCAGTCAAGGAAGCCCGCGATTGAAGCAATGAAGGCGAGGTTTGAGCAGGAGGTGGAGGGCCTATGAGCATCCTGCAGGAACTGACTGCATTGCTCTCTCCCATCCTGCCGGTGGAGACGGGCATGTTCTCAGGCGTCCCGCCCAATGAGTACCTTGTGCTGACACCCATGGCGGATGAGTTCCCTTTGTTCGGGGATAACGCACCTCTCCTTGATGTGGCAGAGGTGCGGATATCCCTGTTTTCAAAAGGCAATTACATCAACAGAAAGAATCAAATCATCGCTGCCCTGCTCGGGGCGGAGCTCACGATCACAGACCGGCGGTACATCGGCCACGAAGACGACACCGGCTACCACAATTACGCCATTGATGTGGCGCACTATTATGAATTGGAGGATTGACCATGGCAACGATTGGTCTTGACAGACTGTATTACGCGAAGATCGCCGAGGGCTCGGACGGGGAGGAAACCTATGGCGTTCCGGCACCGCTGGCCAAGGCGATGACAGCTGAGCTGTCCATTGAACTGGCAGAGGCTGTGCTCTATGCCGACGACGGCGCGGCGGAGGTGATAAAGGACTTTAAGTCCGGCACCCTCTCCCTGGGCGTGGACGATATCGGCATCGAAGCGGCAAGCGACCTAACCGGCGCTGTGGCTGACGATAACGGCGTGCTCATCTCGGCCAGCGAGAACTCAGGCACGCCTGCGGCCATTGGCTTTCGGGCGATGAAGCCCGACGGCAAGTACCGCTATTTCTGGCTGTACAAGGTGAAGTTCGGCATCCCGGCCACCAACCTGCAGACCAAGGGCGAGTCCATCACCTTTTCCACCCCCACCATTGAGGGGACGGTGCTGCGCCGCAACAAGCTGGACGGCATGGGCAAGCATCCCTGGAAGGCAGAGGCGACCGAGGGTGCTGCGGGTGTCGCGGCGGCAACCATCTCCGGGTGGTTTACTGAGGTCTATGAGCCGGTATACGCGCCGGATGGTGAGTAAGGCATGAAGGAGACAAGGCATATGGATACGGAACGGAGTGCTGCCATCCTGATCGGCGGACAGCCCTATGAACTGACGCTCACCACCCGTGCCACCAAGGAAATCGCGCGCAGGTATGGCGGCTTGGAGAACCTGGGCGAGAAGCTCATGAAGTCAGAGAACTTCGAGATGGCGCTAGACGAAGTGGTGTGGCTCCTGACCCTGCTTGCCAACCAGGCAATTCTGGCGCGGAATCTGAGGAACAAGGACAAGCCCGAGCCCCTGCTGACGGAGGACGAGGTGGAGCTGCTCACCTCCCCGCTGGAGTTGGCAGGCTACAAGACGGCCATCACCGAGGCGATGTACAAGGGTACCAAGCGCAATGTGGAGAGCGAGGAAGAAGGCTCAAAAAACGCGGAGGTCGGGTAAGGGACGATGAAACCTTTACCCGGCTTTTCTATTACGGAACGGTTCAGATGGGCATGAGCGCGGACGAGTTCTGGCTGATGCCCATCGGGCTGTTTCTGGATCTATGGTGTTGTCACAGGCAATGGCTTGGGGTTGAGAAACCGAGGAAACATTGGACGATTGATGATGTCATTCCACTAAACGCCTGAGACGCATGTGCAGAATAGCAGCAAAGGAAGAGATAACTTTCACGCTCTTATCAAAACTAATAAGAGCATGAAAGTTAGGGATATCGACGAATCCAAAGGAGGTGACACGGCATGGCAGACAACTTCGGGCTCAAGATCGGCATCGAGGGCGAGAAGGAGTTCAAGAAAGCACTTTCGGACATCAACCAGAGCTTCAAGGTGCTGGGTTCTGAAATGCAGCTGGTATCCAGCTCCTTTGACAAGAACGACAAGTCCGTCCAAGCCGCAGCCGCCCGCAACGCCGTCCTCAACAAGGAGATCGACGCCCAGAAAGAAAAGATCACCACCCTCAAGGCGGCGCTGGACAACGCGGCCTCTTCCTTTGGCGAGAACGACCGCCGCACGCAGAACTGGCAGATCCAGCTGAACAAGGCACAGGCCGAGCTCAACGGCATGGAGCGCGAATTAAAAGAATCTGCTGAAGGCGCAGACGAACTGGGCGAACAGCTCACCGACTCAGGCGACGCTGCCGAAAAATCCGGTGGCAAGTTTGAGAAACTGGGCAGTATGCTCAGCGGAATCGGCAAGGCCATGGGCGCTGTCGCCATTGCCGCAGGAGCCGCAGCCATCAAGCTGGGCAAGGAAGTCGTCCAGCAGTTCGGCGAACTGGAACAGAACCTGGGCGGCAGCGAGGCTGTATTTGGCGAATACGCCGCGTCCATCCAGAAAACGGGCGAGGAAGCCTACAAGAACCTGGGCGTTTCTCAGTCGCAGTACTTGGCCACGGCCAACAAGATGGGCGCATTGTTCCAAGGCTCTGGCATCCAACAGCAGAAAAGCCTTGAACTGACCGAGAAAGCCATGCAGCGGGCGGCGGACATGGCCTCGGTCATGGGCATCGATATGCAGGTGGCGCTGGATTCCGTCGCGGGCGCCGCCAAGGGCAACTTCACCATGATGGACAACCTCGGCGTGTCCATGAACGCCACGTCCATCCAAGCCTATGCCGTCTCTAAGGGGCTGGACTTCGTGTGGGCTTCCGCTTCCCAAGCCGACAAGGCCGAGGTCGCCATGCAGATGTTCTTTGAAAACACCGAGCAGTACGCTGGCAACTTCGCAAGGGAGTCCACCCAGACCGTGACCGGCTCGCTGGGGCTGCTCCAGGCGGCGCTTGGCTCCTTCACAGCCGGGCTCGGCAACGCCGGCGCCGACATGACCAACCTGACGCAGAACCTGGTGGACGCTTTTGGCGCGGTGGTGGCGAACATTGTGCCGGTGCTGGAGAACATCGTCAGCGCGCTCCCTCCTGCCTTCGGTGCGATGCTGACAGCGATTGGAGATCTGCTTCCCCTGTTGCTGGAAACAGTCACGAGCCTGTTCACGCAGGTGCTTGAGACGATCCTGAGCCTACTGCCTTCCCTGATCCCCGCTGCCGTGAGCGCCATCATGACCATCACTGGCGCCCTGATTGACAACCTGCCCCTGCTGGTCGCCGCCGCTGTGCAGCTGGTGAACACGCTGGTATCGGGCATAGGGACCGCCCTGCCCTCCCTGGTCCCCGCTGCGGTGACGGCGGTCATGACCATCGTACAGGGCCTGCTGGAGCAGCTGCCCGAGATGCTGGACGCGGCACTTCAGTTAA